AGAGATATTTGTTATAGAGTTGCATATCCAGATGGATGTAAAGATATTAATGATGTTTTAATTAGCTACGATAAAGATGCAGTTAAACATTGTATAGATAATGCTCAAAGCTATCCATTAGAAGGTGTGTTGAATGTAAATGATTTTGATGTAGATATTGATACATTATATGATCAAGGATTAAAAAGAGGTAATACTATTAATCATAATTCATTTGATAATTTATTTAGTTTTGCTTCATCACAATTAACTGTTATAACTGGAATACCTACTCATGGTAAAAGTAATTTTTTAGAACATTTAGCAATGAGATTATCTGCTCAACATGGTTGGAAGTTTGGTGTGTTTAGTCCAGAGCATTATCCTATGCAACTACATTTTTCTGTACTAGCCGAAAAGTTAATTGGCAAATCATTTAGAAAAATAACTAGATATGATAGGATGACTAAAAGTGAATTAGGTTCAGCTAAAGACTTTATATCAGAACATTTCCATTGGATAAGACCTGATGGTGATGTATATAAAATAGACTCTATACTTGAAACTGCAAAAGGATTAATTAGAAGGCATGGTATAAATGCTTTAATAATTGATCCATATAATAAAATTGATGCTAATATTGGAGGTCAAAACGAAACTAATTTTATAAATAAGTTTTTGACTAAGCTCACAATATTTAAACAAAAATATGATATACATATATTCCTAGTAGCACATCCTAGAAAGATGCAAAAACAAGATAATGGTTATTATGATGTTCCAACTCTTTATGATGTGGCTGGTTCTGCTAACTTTTACAATCAAGTTGATAATGGAATAACAGTTTATAGAGATTTTAAAGCTGGTTTAACTGATGTTTATGTCCAAAAAGTTAAATTCAGACATATTGGAGAGTTAGGTAAAGTTGAGTTTAAATATAATTTACAAAATGGTAGGTATAGTGAAGTAGGAGAAGCTTTGGATGACAACTCTTATTTAAAGGATGGTCAAGAAAGTATGTTATAAATTTTGATATTAATAAAATAAACCATTATATTGTATATGAATAAAATTAGAGTAGGCACTTTTTTTAGTGGAATAGGAAGCCCAGAACAGGCAATGTTAAATTTAGGAGTAGAACATGAGATTAAATTCGCTTGTGAAATAGATAAGTTTGCTAGAGAAACATATATCAAGAATTTTAGTCCTGATTATATGTATGAGGATGTAACTAAATTAGATATGAAAGAAGTGCCTTCTGTAGATTTGTTAGTGTTTGGATTTCCTTGTCAAGCATTTAGTTTAGCAGGAAGGAGGGGTGGATTTGATGACACTAGGGGTACTTTGTTTTATGATGCACTAAGATATTTAAGAGAACATAGACCTAAATATTTTATTGGAGAAAATGTAAAGGGATTGTTAAGCCACGATAATGGTAAAACATTTAGAACAATAATAGATTGTATTGCTAAAACTGAAAACAATCAATATTCAATAATGCCATTTGATAACTTAGGTTATAATGTTCATTATCAAGTATTAAACACTAAAAACTTTGGAGTTCCACAAAATAGAGAGAGAATATTTATAGTGGGAATAAGAGATGATGAAGATAATGACTTTAGATTTCCTACCCCAATCCCTTTAAAAGTAAAACTCAAGGACATTTTAGAGAAATCTGTTGATCCTAAATTTTTCTTAAGTCAAAGGATGGTAAATGGTATATATAAAAGTAAATTTATGGAGAGAAAGCCAATGGAGATAGATGGGGTTTGTAAAACCTTAAAGGTTGGTGGTGATACTCCTTGTTTTAAAGATGATAGAGTAATATCTCATAGTCTATATCCAAGAACTAGTAAGACAGGTAAAGGTGGTGTGGGTAGATTAAAAAAAGAAGATGGTACTTCATATTGCTTAGATACAGGAAATGCTCAAGCAGTTGAGGTTATGTGTTGTCTAACTGAAGCAACAGGGAATAGAGCTGGTTCTTCATCTGAATTTCTTAGTAGTGTTAATAGAATACATAAAAACACAGGCAGCATAAGAAGATTAACTCCTATTGAAGCTGAAAGACTACAAGGCTTTCCTGATGAATTTACATCTGGAGTAAGCGATACTCAAAGGTATAAGCAACTAGGTAATACAATTACTGTAAATGTAATACAATCAATTATAAATAACTTATTAAAATAATTTTATTAACTTTGGCAAATGAAATATAGCACTATAAAATCACTTTTAAGAGGTCAAGTTAAGAAAAATGCTAAAGTATTATGGACTTGGAAGATGGGTAAAGAAGAAAATTTTACTTGTATATATAGAAATTATAATGATAATCTTCCTATTTATACTCCACATCAATTACTTGAGAAAATAAATGAAAAAACCAATATACAGGGTGTTAGTTGATTTTGAATATAGAAACAACAAAAGAAGTAACTACATAAGAACACATATAAAAAACGGATTTATAGATACTTTTGCATTATCTAAAGATAAAGATGATATTTATAATCATATAAAAAATAAATTGTTTAGGCAAATAGGAAAAAAGGAAGGAGAAGTTGATATAAAAATTACAAATATAGAAATAGAAGGGAGATATGGAGAAACTAATGGATAAACACAATAAATACTATTATGAAAAAGGTAGAAACACAGACCAATATGATGGCAAAACTAGAGCTGGAGGTATTATGAGTGATAGTAGAGTGCCTGATTATTATAAAGGAAAAGAAGGCTATGAGGCTAGGAAAGTTTGTGATAACTTTGAACTTCCTTATCATCTAGCAACTGCCACCACTTACATTTTAAGGAGCTATCACAAGCACGATACTCCCGTAGAGTGTCTTACTAAAGCAATAGCACATTTAGAGTTTGAGTTAGATAAAATAAAAAGGGAAAAAAATGATTAGTTTTATAATGTCATTTTTTGGATATAAAAAAAATAAATTATTTGAAAATTTAGAAGAGTATGAAAAGACAAGAAAATGAATCTTACGAAGATTATCTTGAGAGAAGAAAGCAAGATAACATAAATACTAAAAGAAGATTAAAGGGAATTAAAGTCTGGCCAGGAGATTGGGGAACTTATGATTCAAGTGTAGATGGAGCAGTAGAAACTAGACTTAAATCTATGATGGAGAAATTAAAAAACAAAAAAGATGTCTAAATTAAACGATCCTAACTATAAAGAGTTGTGTAAGGAGTGTGATAAGAAATTTAGAGGATGTATTTGTAATAGAAGAGAAGGAGATGATGGAGGGATAGTACACGCAAGATGTTTGGAAAAATATAATTATAAATTAAAAAACAAAGAAAATGAAGAAAACAAAAGCAAAAACAGATAATGAAGTAATCTCTATTGATAACAATGAACAATACAGAGTTTGTATAGATTTAAAAGCTCAAGGTAATGCTGAAGGCGGTAAATTTATAAATGTAAAAGGTCTTAAAGATATGGTAGAAGGTCTTGAAGAAAAAGGAGTAAATAAAATGGTAGGATTAGTTTATGATGGAACAGATAGAATAGAGATACTTACTCAAAACATTGAAAACAATGGAGGTGAAAGAGGGTTTATACCAAATGCTAAAATAGTTGATTAGCTATAACAAGAAAGGAATGGCAAAACCAAGAATGACTCAAGCTGATTCTTGGAAAAAAAGACCTATTGTTTTAAAATATTGGGATTATAAACATGATATAAAAGAATGGGCTTTTAAGAATGATTTTAAATTAGGAAATGAAATATATTGTTATTTTCATATACCAATGCCTAAGTCTTGGAGTGTTAAAAAGAAACAAGAAATGCTTGGAAAAAATCATCAACAAAGACCTGATATAGATAATCTATTAAAAGGTTTAATGGACGCACTTTTAGAAGAGGATTCTCATATTCACACTGTATATGCTAAAAAGATTTGGAGTGATAAGGGTTGTATAGAGTTTTATAACTTAACTAATCTTGCTCTTTCATAATATTATAATCTTTAGATGTTTTATATCTTTGTTTATATATTATATTTCGGCATTGCTTTTCAGTTATTCCATGTCTTATAGATATATCTATAAAAGTATTTCCTATATGACCTTCATTGTTTACTATGAATTTATCAAAATCATTAAACATCATATAATTTCTTAATGCTTTAGGAGGTATTATGCCATTTTCAATAAGATGATATACCAAATCTTTAACTGTAAAATCTTCTCCCCACCTAGCTTCTGATTCTTTCCAGACTATATCTAAAAATTCATCTATAATCTCTTTGTGGTTAGCCATTTATTTCCACCAATTCTTAGGGCAATATATAAACTTTTCATCTATATTATTTTTTGCTCTTAAGAAACAACCACAAGCACCACATTTTTCTAGTATTTTAAGCCCTAGAGGGTTCTTATATTCATTACAAGGATTACTACGACATATATCCATTCTTTTGTCGTACAACTCCTTAGAAGCTATCTTTATTCCCTTGCCTAAAATTAACTGATAGAACAATTTTCTTAAATCTTTCATGGTGTAAATATATTAAATATTTTTAAAATATAGTAGACATACTTTCTTGAACATAAACATTGGATTGTGAACTAGTTATTGATGACTCAGAAACATATACTTGTTGAGAGTTAATAGATCCTGCTATTAAACCTGCTATATCTGAAGCAGTCCAATTACCTTTACTAGCATCTAAAGCGGCATTTGTTCCGGGAGTTAAACCTCCTTGTTCAAATTTAACTCCACCACCAGCAACATTCATTGCTGATAACTGACTCCTAAACATTTTAGTAGATTTTCTATTTATAACAGCTTCCCCACCTTCTAACTCAGCTACTCTTCCTCCTACTGCAAACTTAACTCCACCTTGTGCGTGTCTTGCACCATGAACCATTCCTCCTTTAGCAAACTTCTCTCCAGGAACAATACCTCCTTGTTCTCCAACAAACTTTTTAGATAAAATCATTCCAATTTGAGCAGCTATTAAAGCAGACATAATAGGTGCAGCTACAATAGCTCCAACTCCTGTTTGTTCAGAAACCTTTGTTATAGCTACTGCTCCATTAATTAATGCTGTTGCAACACTATTGGCTTTTTCAAGAACGAACATTTTTCTCTTAATAACCATTATCTTTTCTTCCTTTATAGCTTCTTGAGCAACTTGACTATCATCAAACTGTTCTTGCATTGCGGCAGTGTCTTGACCAGCAGCTTCAGCCTGTTCTAGTTTAATTCTAAAAGCATTTTCTCTATCTGCGTTTTCTCCTTCAAACTGTTCATTTAATTTCTTGATAGCAAAGTCAGCTTGATTTTGAGCAAATTCCATAGCGATAGCAGATGCCATACCATAAACTTCTGATATTTTAGCTAATCTAGCATCTTCTAAAGCATTTAATTTATCACTTAAATCTTCAGCAATTTCTAGCTTTCTTGCTGCAAATGCTTGTTCATTTAACTCTCCGTTAGCAAATCTTCTTTTAGCAATAGCTAATTCTTCATCTGCTATTTTAGTAGCATGGTCTACTTTTTCTTTATTTACTCTAAAGAAATTTATTATACCTTGATCTTCTCTTGCTATCCTAGACTCAAAAGCTGCTTGATTGTTTTGATTTCTTTCTTCATCAAACTTTATATTAGCAGCTATTATTTTTTTATTAAATTCATCATCAATTTGTGTTTGAATAAGCCCATTAGTTTTAATTTTAGCGTTTTCTTCTGCTAACATTGCTTCCATTAACCTTAATCTCTCTTTTTGTCCTGCTTCACCTTTTGCATTTGCTTTTGCCCAACCTTCAATAGTAAGTGCTTTTAAAACTTTATATTTATTTTTATTACTAGCTAAAAACTTTTTATCTATTTTATTTTGGTTTGCATTACCACCATCCATTTGAGTTTTTAAAGAATTTACATTAGATTCCATTAGGACTAACTCAGCTGCGTATTTTCTTTTTTGAGCATTTCTAGTGTTAGCTATTGATGCTATTTCTCTAGTTTCTTGATCTTCTATATTTCTAATTTGTAATTTAAACAACTCTTTCCACTGATCTTTTGTTCTTTGTAACCTATGAACACTTAATGCAGATAAATCTGAAGCTGAACCTGACTTTTTTAAAGCAGCAGAAAGATTTGTAACTTTAGTTTTCATCTCATCTATTGTGATGTTTAATTTAGCACCATTACTGCTCCATTCACCAGTTTTCTTTAAAAAATTAGCTAAATCTTTACCTTTAAAAGTTTTCAAAAATGAGGATTGTGCTTTTCTTGCTTCATTAGCTGATTCTGTATCTCCATCTAATAATGCTTGATTTCTTTTAAATATTAAAGCCTTGTATTGTTGTATTTCTTTTAAACTAGCTAATTCATCTTCTGTCTTTTTAAGCTCTACTGTTTGTTTATTTCTAGTTAATTGTCTAAAATCCTCTAACTCATCTATATATAGTTGTCTAATCGTAAGTCTAGTTGTATCATTAGCATCTACTCTAAATTTATTCCATCCTTTTTCTTCTGTTTTTTTCTTACCTAGTTGTTTCTTTAAACTACTTAATAAATCTCTTTCTACTTGTGTTACTATTACTCTATTATCTGTAATTGCTTTTTCTTGTTCAGCATAAGACCTCATTTTTACTTTACCATCTTCTTCTGATATATGTCCTAAATCAATAGCGTTTTGTAAAAGTAATTGATCAAGTTTAACTTGTTTTAGTTTAAGTTGATTTTCTGAACTTAAACCATTAACAACATCTTCTTGCCTAGCAATTCTTACTCTTAAATCAGCTTGTTCATTTAATGAAGTCATGAGTTCCATTAACTCTGTAGTTTTCATTATCTCAACATCATATCCTTTTAAAACTTCAGAATGTTCTTGCTTTAATTTTCTTAAAGCGGCAGTTCTTTCTTGAGTTCCCTCAGTTAATAACAATGCAGTGTTTATACTTTTATTTAAAGCTGTATTCATTCTATTAGTCATTAACTCTACTTCGCCCATCTCATCTCCCATTGTCATTAAGTAACCAATTAGAGTTCCAAGTATTACAACAAAAGCTCCAACTCCAGTAGATGCAAGTGCTACAGCAAAAGCTCTAAAAGAAATAGTAGCAGCACCTGAAGCAAAAGTTAAACCTCTTACAGCAACAGCCAATGCACCAATTCCTTTATATATACTAGTAAATACCCCAACAATTTTTAAAAGAGCTAATCTTGCAATAATTATTTTAAAAGCAATGCTCATAAGGTCAGCAGCAACTTTTATTCTTTTCATTGCTGGTTCAGAAGCAGATAGTTTTTGAACCCAATTTGTTAATCCTTCTATAGAATTTCTTAAACTTATATTAAATATTTGTCCTATTGCAATACCTAATCCTTCAGTTGCAGATTTTAATAAAGTAAAATCACCCTCAAGAGTATTTAATCTTATTGCTGCCATTCTTGATATAACACCTTCAGCATTATTAAGGGTGTCTAGCCCTGATTCCAATCCATCTATGTTTTCAATTAAAGCTAGAAAAGCTGGAGCTGACCTTTTATCTAATAATTCTGTTGCTTCAGTTAAACCAAAAGACTCATCTTTCATCTCTCTTAAGGCTATAATCATTTGAGGTAATCCCTGAACAGTTCTACCTAAATGTTTATTTAGTTTAGAGTTGGCATCACCTAATCTTAAAAAGATATTCTTTAAAGCATTACCTGCCAAAGAACCATGTAAACCATTATCAGCAAGTATCATCATTTGCGCAGCAGTTTCTTCCATAGTGAATCCAGCTGCTCTTGCGATTGGAGCTACAAACTTCATAGACTGACCAAATCTTTCAAGGTTTAATGCAGAGTTTGTAAAAGAAGCTCCCATAATATCAGCTACTCTTCCTGCTTGATCAGCTTCTATTCCAAAAGCTCTTAAAGTAGAACCAGCAATTTGTGCTGAACTTGATAAGGATTCTCCTGTTCCTGCTGCTAGAGCTAAAGTACCGGCTTGAGCTGCTATAATTTCTTTAGCAGTAAAACCAAGTCTTGCATAAGCTTCTTGTAATTTACCCACTTGAGTTGCCGTAAACACTGTTGTTTTTCCTAATTCTAAAGCTGAATCTCTTAATGCCTTAAATTCTTTTGTAGTTGCTCCAGATATTGCTAATACAGCAGCCATTTGACTTTCAAAACCAGCAAAAGAAGTTATAATACCTCTTAATCCTCCTATTATAGCTCTAAACGCAAAAGCAGAAGCAATAGCTATACTGGCAGACTTAAATATGCCAATCATTTTATTACCTCTTTTATTTAAACGATTTGCAGCGGTAGACATTTTTCTAGCAGCAGCAGCGTTTTGATTCATCTTCGCAGTCATTACTTGAATAGCTCTTGACTGTTTTCCATAAGCCATTGTACTTTTACTTAATGCAGAAAGATTCATTTTCGCTTCTTTTAGCTTAAGATTAAGAGAATCTAATTGCTTAAGGTTTGCTTTAAACTCGTAAAATGTTGATGTATTTTCAGCCATTGTTTTTTAATTTTTAACAGTTATTATCATCTTGTTCATCTATATATGGCTTTTCAGCATCTAAACCATATCTGTCAATCTCTTGTATTTCTTCTTTTTTTAAATATAACTTCTTTAAATCCTCTTTATCAGTATAAACTAAATTACAAATTGTACCATCTTCACTTTGTACTATTAATTCATCTGCACCTACAACAATTTCTCCTTTTGAATTAACTGATAAACCTGATTCCCCTAATAAAGTGTCATTTCTTTTTTCTTTATAGTCAATTTTATTTGATTTTCTAGTATCAAGTCTTGATAGATAAGTAATTGTTTCTTCTCCCTCAACACTACCTGCTTTAATTCTTTTCTTTTTTGAATTATTTTTAGGTGAATAGTTTTGGTCATATTTCCATTCAATTAAATCAACTTCAGTAAGTTGTTTCTTGTTTGGCATATAATCTTTAATTCTCTGTACAGTCCAATATGTAGAAACTCCATCTATTTCTAAATGAACTAAATCAGTATAATCAAATAAATTAATATCTTCAGCAGTTAAAGCCATAGTACAAGTTCTTAACATAGCACCACCATTCATTTTATTATAAGCGTGTTGCCAATACTTACTAAACAATCCAGGACTAGTATAACCATAACCATCATCATAATCATTCCAAGATAAATTATAATAATCTATCTGATTTCCTTTATCCCATCCATTTATCCAATCCATATATGGATATTTATTAGTCATTTGAACTGTATTGTCAGACTTTAAAAAGAAATAATTTACACAATTTTGTTTCCCATAATAATTTAAAATTCTTAATCCAAATTTAGGTGTAGGATTATAGCTAGGTCGGTAAGTAAAATCTCCGTTAATTTGACCTCCAGTTTCATCCCACATAACAGGCATAAGAGGATTGTCATCATAAGAGTATGGGTTTTGCCAACTTAAATCACCCCATGCGTAAGCATTTGGTGCGTAAGGATGTGTATTTGAATGTTGGTTAGGATTAGGTTGTAATCCATAATTATTAAAACGATAAGTAGAGCTAAAAACAGTTGAACCTAATTCAAGAATTTCTTTTCTAAATCTTTTTTCATTAAGCTCTGTATAAGATTTATATTCTGTTAAACCATTTTGCTCCCTCCAATTATATAATCCTGCTATACCTTTATCTTTAGAGTCTTTTTTATATTTAAAAGTAACACTTTGAGCTAACTCTTTTATTATATAATTATCACTCCAGCTAGTTGTATCTAATTTACCTGTCCAATCTACTACTTTTCCTGAACCAAAAAATTGATTATAAGGCTCAACTTTGACTACTTTTAATTCTTTATCAGCAGTCCATTGTAGATTAAACAACTCCGTTAATCCCTTTAAGTAATCCATTTGTTTAGTACAAGGCAATATTTTACTTAAATTAAAGTTATAGTCAGGTATTATTGCAGAAACTACTGGATAAACAGACATTACCATCTCTGCTGCATCACCCCACATATCCCAAACAGAAGAATTATTTACTCCTATAACTCTATATGAAATCCAATCTCCAGCATTAAGAGTTCTAACATGGGTTGAAGTTCCAGTAACCCCATTTGATGCTCCTGATGTTGAGTTGTGAACTATTTGACCACCAATCCATCCACTTCCAGATGATATAATAGAACTATTAATCATTAGCTGTGTTCCCATATATGTATTACTACCATTAGCAGCATTATTTTGAGAAACATATAGTTTACTGTTAAGCATAATAGAATAATCTCCAGTAAAAGGAACTGTATATCCTGTAGTAGAACTATTACCATTCCAATTATTACCTACATCTGTTCCTAAAACTATATTTGGGTACCAGTATCTAGTAGCTCCATGTGGACATTTTCCTCCTGAACTAAAGCTACCTGCTGCTGTTGTTTTAGCTGACCTTGCTACTCTAGCGTATTGACTACCATTTGCATCAAATAAATCTGTTTCTATATACTCTTCACCTGAACTATAAGGATGGCATAACTTTGCAAATGTTGGAGATTCAACAAAATTACTTTCTAATGTATATCCAATCCCTTGAAATATTTTATGTATAAGGCTGTAGGCAAAAATAGATGGATGAAAGTCCATTGAATTTTTTTGATAATCTGGAGTAGAAGTAGTATTTAAAGATTCAGCGTTCCATTCACCATAATTAACTAAACCAAAATGATAAGAATCCCCATTATGAGGATCATTATCCCAAGAACTTACAATGTTATCGTAACTTTTTTCTTGTTTAGATGAGTCCTCTTCAATAATAGCAACATCACATATAGTTAAATCTTCTAGTAGATTTGTCCAATCTATAGAGTCCTCAATTATATGACAAGAAAAAGCTCCTCCACTTCCTGAAACCCCCTCTTCTACTCTCATTAATCCTTTAAAAACATTTATACCATCCACACTTACTCTACAAGGTTGCCAATCAATTTTAGTTCGCACAGCACCAACAGCCAACATAGGCTCTAATATTTGAACATTATGTTGATTAGCAGGAATCATAAATGTTTTAGAGTAACCTGCTGCTCTTTTTGTTAAATCCTTAAGGCTTCCAATACTATAAGTTAAAGCTAAAGGCATTGCTTCACTATCAAAAATATCTAAATGATTCCAAGACAACTGGTCTACAGTATAGTTTACTACTGAAGTCATTATAGGTTCAGTAGTTGTTTGAAAGTCTGGATCTTGCTTTGTTACCTTTATGTAGTCTAATGTTAATCTAGCAGGTATGGAGTTATCTATAGCCTTTGCTTCTACAAGGTTTACAGCTCCATCAGCCCAATCAAAAGCTCTATTACCATCCATTTGTAAAAGACCTCCACTATATGCTGTGTCATTCCAAATTGCACTTCTTTTTAATGCACTTAAACAAACTGTATAAACACCAGGAGAGTGAAACTTCTTCAGTTGTCCTGGAATAGATGTTATATTTGTATCATCAGGATTTCCTTCAAGTACAGATAAAGTTGCATTAGTTATTTGAGATATTGAAATTTCAACTTGAAAACAATCTGCTCCTCCTGTTCCTACCATATCACCCCAATAATCAGACCTTAATCCAAGTAATCCTTCACTATCATAACATTGGTTTTTCTGAACATTTAATGATGTATCTCTGTATAAAGAGCCTTCATAAGAACCAATTTCTGTTCTAACAGATAAACTTCCTCCTATCCAATGAAATGGCTGTCCACTACCTAAAGAACTATCCCAATTATGACTGTGCATATAAGCAGATATATACCAACTATAATCTTCAGGTGCGTTCCATAAATCAGGACATATTAAAGAGTAATCATCCATATAATCAGAACCATTACCCATAAGCAAAATATCATCACCAGCAGCCTTTCCCATTACATCAAAAACAACACCTTCTCTTTTTGTAACATTATTTGAACTTCCTATTGTGTTTGAATTGTGCGTATAATATATGCTTCTTCCTTGAGGGTTAGCACCTTGACCTTGTGCATTGTAAGGCACAAAATGATTAGAAGTTATTGGGAATGGAGATAACCAAACAAGACCAACAGGAGCATAACTACTATTTTTATATAATGTAGAGTAAATTATTTTGTTATCATCAATATTAGTTCCTGGTTCAAATTGATTCCCATTCCAAGTTGCCAAATAAGTAAGTAGGCATCCTTGAGATATACACCCAACACCAATAGCTTCTTGTAAAGTACCACCTAAATAACTATTTAGAGCAGGAACAACACCTGTATAACATACTCTATTCATGTAGGGATCAACTATATTAAATCCCTGATCAAAATAAGAAGCTTTATCTTTGCACCCAATAAATTTCACTGTAGTTGTAGTTCCTGTTTGAGTTTCAGTTGTGAAATCTTTAGTTCCAGTAACTTCTCCTACTTCAAGAACACAGTTCTCTGCTAAAAAATTAGTCTGACTCATATTAACCTTTTTGTAATGTTATTTGCTCTGAAAAAGTATAGCTAAATTTAATAAAACTTATATTATTCTCTGTATTATATATATCAAAAGAACCAGGAACTATTAATATAGGAACTAATCTACTATCGCTATAACTAAAAGGAATACTAGTTGTATTTTTTAACTTTAAATTAATCCAAACCATAGAACTAGTTATCATTTCTTCTATATGTACACCTATCTTTCTGCTTACTGGTTGAGATGTAACAGTAAAAACATCTTCTCTATTATTATATAATGTTTTTCTAGTGTGGAGTGAAGTTGATGATGTTGGTATGGAATCATATATAACAGACTCAAAAGATGTTGTTTTGCTTTCAGTGCCATAAATATTTAACCAATCAAACCCTCCTGATGTGTTTCTAAATATGAATTTACTTCTATTACACTTACCATTGTTTTCTTCCTCAGTGTAATCTAAAAATGTAGGAGCAGCATTTCCTTGTCCATCTCTTTGAGTTTTTAATGCACTAGTAGAAGAAGCTCTAACCATAGGATATATAACTGCACCAGCTCCCACTAGATTTCCAGAACTATTAATAAGAGTATTAGCCGTACCACCTCCATTACCTAAAATGTAACCTTTTAAAGTATCTGGATGGCAAGGTATCTTATATAAATTACTATAATCTGAAACTTGAAACATGTGAACCCCAGCTACAGTTCCAGCGGTATTCATTATAGCTATATAAACCCAAAACTCATCCCAATAAGCTCCTAATCCAACAGGAAGATATATAGCATCATTTCTAGCATCACTTCTATTAATAGTATATGCTTTAGTCGCAGCACAACTATTCCAGTTTTGAGCATAACCAAATCCTCCACCGAAAAAATTGGGTTTATTTTGACTAAATTCATAATTAGGATCGGTTAAACTACCTCCCTTATTATCTCCAAGTATTAATCTATTTACTTGATGATGACTATGTGGGAATCCTGTAGAATGAAGAGCTTGAAGCTCATTTGTTGTGGTTGGTAAAGCAAACCAACTATCAGAATAAGCAAAATCAGTTTCATCATCAATTAATGGTTGATTTGGTGTGTTTGAATGTCTAACTGCTGATATTCTTAATCTAAACTGACTTCCTATGTCATCTCCACTATGACCATTCCAATTTTTAGAAAATTCACCACCTGATATAAGTTCCCTGCAATATCCCATAGAATTAAAAGTATAGTGCTGAGAACCTCCTATACTTTCATAAGCATTTAAGTAAATACCTAGCCCAACATAACTACCAGAATTAATCCAAGTTTCTCTTTCTAATTCAGCCTTTAAATAAGCCGCATCTCCAATAGTGTCCATAGCAGTAGTTAATATTGGTCTATATGCTGTTCTAAAAATATGTTTATCTGTGTGAACTACTATTGATGATGCCATTTTATTATATTTTTATATTGAGTACCCTTTTAATGTCTGCTGATACAACTCTTTTTGTATTTGTTGTGAATAAATCTAAAATTTCGTTATCAACTTGTTCTTTTATTTCACCAATCCAATTAGAATTTTTAGGTGATGTTCCTGCGTTTGTCCTTGCAATTTTAAAAGCTTGTGATAAAGCTGCTCTTCCGTAAATTCCTTTTTTTTGTCCTAACCATCTAACTAATCCATGAATATAATCACTTCCAGGATCAGCTCCTGCTCCTGAGAAACTAAACTGAGTAGGTGTTGGGCTATTTAAATCTAATCCATATTCTTTACCTAAAAGACTTATCTTTGTAATACCACCTGAACTAGTCGTTTCTATTCTCATACCATCTCTAAGGCTACCAGAGCTATTAATTGGCATTTTACTTCCACCCCTAGTTTTATTTAACTGTGAAGTAAACATTTGCTTTATTCTATCTCCCGCTATATTTATAATTGAACTCATATACTAAGCTCCTGAACCTGTAAAGCAAGATGAAGCCTGACAAGCTGCTAAAGAACTATATGCTCCTGTTCCATCACCAGGATCGTAACAAACACCACTTTTACAATTATAAGAAGCTGCTACAGCAGTTGGAGGCCAGTCGCTATTACAATCAATTTCAATGCAATTAAAAAATACTTCAATATTAAAAGAACAAGTTACTGTAACTAACTGGTCATTATGAGTTCCTTTCTCTCTACGCAACTGTATTGTTTCTCTTGGGATTAAATCTTGACAATTATTACCTGCTCCTACACAAGACAAAAAATTCCATATTCTATTTTCTAAAGCAGTCATAATAATATGAACATTATCTACTCTCCTAACACCTCTTGGATTAGCTTTAGAATAAGGTCTTGCCGCTGTTATTACACAATTATAAACTTGTAATCCATTATTTATATCTAATATCCTTGAATCAGGGTACTGAAGATTTAATAAGTCATACTTAATATTGTGGTCAAAATTAATATGAGCTAGTTTACCAAACTTAAAGGTTGTAAAACCTGCACTTTTTGCACAGATTTCCATATTGTTTACTAATTGTGTTAAAGTTGTAGCCATTATTTCTGTTGTTTTTTTTGTATCTCTGTTACAATTTCATCAAACCTACTACAAGCGTTTTTCCAAGAAAGATAAGTTAATATCTCATAAAGCTTGGTATCTAAAACACTTTGAACAGCACTTTTACTATTATGAGTAAATAAACCATCAGCAGCTATTCTATAAACTGAGTTTAGCCATCCATAACCATCTATTGTTCCTTTAGCTGCTCTTGCTCCAACTGCATCACCTTCACCGCCTGAGAGGTTAGGGAACTGATCGTCAATCCCTGTTCTAACTTGGTCAAAAAAAAAGCGACATCCCAAATGGTTGCCATATCTAACGATTTGAACAACTCTTCTCTTTTATCAATTAAATTGTCATCTAAATTATCACCCTCCCCTCCTTTTTTAACAAGTATAGCTATTTGTCTAGGCATAAACTCTATTTTCCCTTTAGAAATCATTTCCGACTGTATTTCTAGTTGTTCTGCTTCAATATATCTACCAAATGTAGCTTCTCTCATTAAATCTTTAGGTAAAAAGAATTTTTCATCACCTATAGTAAAAGAAGATATGTCTATTGGTATATATTTTTCGTTTACAAAAGATAAACACTTCATAAGCTTTTCTGCTTCTTTCATATCCCAATGAGATATTTCCTCTTGAGTTAATCCAGTCCAAAAAGACAATATCTTTGTGTTTAAATCTAAAGCCCTAATAGCTTCCCTCCACTCTTCCTCAACATTTTCTTTGTTATCGCTATCTTGTTCTTTTATCTTAGATTCATGTACCTCTATTAACTTAGTAAACCCTAAAAATTTTCCCCACTTTACTTCTAGCCAAGATTCAGGTAATTCTACTACCTTTTCATTCATTAAAAATTCTTTCATCAGTTTAAATGTATTTTATTTTCTTTTGATGTAAATGGATGTACTAAAAGACTATCATTTAGTTTTTCTAAAACATCTACAGTCAAAGATAATAATTTATCTTCAAATAAATATAAATCTTCATCTTGATTTAAAGCTAGGTTAGATATATAGCCTTTAGTTGCCCAATATATATTATTTGGCAAAGACATATACCAATCTCTACGATTAACACCACCTGACTCCACATAACCTCCTAATCCATTGTGAAACTCAATAGCTTTTTCTACTAAAACCTCAAATCCAATATAATCTTCTTCAAACATAGTTACATCATCTATGACTTGGTGAATATCGTTTAAAAACTCATTGACTATAGAAGAATGTCTTTCGTTTAAATAAATTATATCGTTATTAATGCTCATTCTACAATATAACAAATAAATAATGGAACTTTATGGAACAAAAATATAGTTTTTATCTCCACGCCATTATTTTCCTGCCATTCTTAAACATATACCTCATTCTCATCATAAGTGCATCAGCAAAGTCAGGAGAATGTCCTAAGACGGCTTTCATTTCTTTTTTTGATAGAATAGATAGTTTTCCATCATTATCCATATTCTTTCTTCTTATAACTTCAAATTCTTCAATAATCTTGTTTCTAAGGTCAATATCATTGCATTTTACCCATATATTACCCACATTTATCTGTTCTGCAAGTTTATAATAGCATTGTGTTTTTAGATTCTGATAACTCTCTTTATCTAAAGGTTTGGCATTATTCACAAAAGGTTGCACTCCTTTCATGTAATGAGAGAGGTATTGACCTACTCCATCACTATCAATTATGATGTTTTTTTGTGGTATTTTGTGCATATCTGCTGTGTTTCTTATCAATCTCTCTACATTATCGGCAGATGTCTTGTCTTTTGTTATCATTTCCTTGACTACCATCCCATACCATACGCAAATCACTAGTTTATCACTACCAAGAAGAGCAATATCGCAAGAAAGATACCTTTCACCCTCATCTTCAGATACAGATGAGTTAGTGAACATATTTAAAACAGATTCATAGTCAAAAAGTCTATCTTCACCTGAATCATATTCCCAATTACCATGAAGTAGTCTTTCTCTTGAAACAGGATCAAGCTTTTTCAGTTGTTCCTCATAAAACTCTGATATATGTGGATTATCTGCTAATTTAGCCTTCACAAACTTCTTATGAGTAGCTAAAGTACCATCTCTATCTTGTTTATAGAAGTCATACACCCAATTTTTTGCTGGATTGCACGACATAAGCACTTTTGGGCGTAATTTATACTCTGAAAGCATATATCTTATTCTTGAAGCCACAACATTCTTTGCTTTTTCGGTGCATTGGTTCACCTCATCTATAAAAGCACCGGAAATCTCTAGTGAACCAAGTGAATCAAAGTTTGGATCAGCTGGGTACTGGTAAAGGTCTTTTAATAAGATTGAACTGCCATTAGTAAACTCAATAACATTACTTTGGGCATTAAACTTGTAAACTTGACCTTTTTTAACCCCCCAATCACTACAAACCATAAAAAAAGAGTTTAAAGTAGTTTCTTTAAGCGTTTTTAGCACTGCTCTACCCATTAACCAACGAGTGCCAGGATAACGAAGGCAAGAATACAACAACCAAGCTGCTCCAAAATATGATTTACCTCCTCCAGCACTTCCTCCAAATAAAACTTCACTTGTTTCATTGTCGTGAAGGTAATTCCAGGCTTTGTCTTGTTTAGGTGTAGGCTTAAAATCTATTTCCAAACTGACTTAACTAATGCCTTTACAGGTTTTATTATACAAACTATTAAAATAAGATATACAATAACTGGGGGTAAAGCAAATGCTATTGCTAATCCACCAAATAAATATTCTAAAATTCCTGGTTTTGTGTCCTTAAGACCTAAACTTTTTTTAATTTCTTTCATTATTCTATTATTCCAATGCTAGTTAAAAATATTATTGATGCTTCATCTCTATTAAATTTATTCCTAAAAGTTTCTCTTGCTGAATGTTTAGCATTGTCTGCCAACTGATCTGCATATAATACTTCTATAAAATATTTTGCTTCTTCACCTATCTCTGTATTTTCAAATACCTTAGTTTTATAAATAGCGTTCATTAATTCAAGTATATTATAATCTACAGATGTATATGAACTGTACTTGTCAGAATGACTCTCTGCCAACAACAAAGTATCTTCAATAAAAGTAATTGCACTAGCTGCTCTTGCAGTTACTCCCTCTACATTGATAAATGCCTTAAGTTCTTTAGTAGTTAGTTTATCATTAAGAAGAATGTAGTTTCCACCTGTAGAATACTCCAAAGCCCAAAGTGTTCCAGAAACAAGTTCAAAAGGAGCTGGTCGGCTATTTGTTTTTGCATCAAGTTTAGGTTTAAAGAACTTCTTTTTCTCTTCTCTAGGCTCTTCTTTAAGTATTGATAATTTCTTATTATCTCTTATCTTTGTAGGGGGTAGAGAGTTTGTGTAATCCGAATCCATTATTGAGTCAGATATTGTAATTCTTAAAGGTGTAGCTATTGTTAAATCCATTTTCTATGTTTTAATTTATTCTTAAAGTTTCCAAACTATGTTAATTATTTTGATTATATTAGCATCTTATTATTGTTGTTTATAAATAATATAAAAACCCCTTTAACAAAATCCTTTTCATTTTTGTTGAAGTGATGGTCAAGGGAATATTATAATGTTTCTTCAGGGGATTTATAATTAAACACAAATCCTTCCCCACCACTAGTAACATCAACTCTATCAATCACAATTCCTTTCATCTTTGCAATATCCTGGAGTAATAATCTACAGATATTCAAATCTCCTGCTTTATATCCTTGACTATATAAATCTTGCAACATTATAGCGTGTTTATCCATTTCATATTCTCTTTCCTCTGCAAATTGCTCTGCAAAACTCTCTAATGCCTTCTTATAATAGATACTAGCCATTCTTTTCTTAATTCCCCAATGAGCTTCGCAATACTCCATTATGTCAGTGTACCTTACTCCCCTTAAAATTAACCTTACAACCTCAGTGGTTCTTTTGTAGCTAACCAAAGAAGTAGCCTTCCCTGAGTCCTTAGTAATATCTAAAGCTGAACTATTCTTAGTTGAAACAACAGACTTAATAATCTTTAAATCTTGTTCCTTTTGGAGTAGCTTGGCATCTCGCCTATCAGCCCTTCCTTGATCTCTTTTATTCATTTTACAAAGTTACATTATTTATGTACAATATAACAAATAATAAATAATAAAGTTTGGAACTAAAATATATATTGTGCAGTTGGTGTAATAAAAGTTTAAAATCCGAAAATCTAGTGTGAATATCGTACTACCTCAAAATGCAGTCCTCAACACGCAAATAACACCCCCCCAGTGGTTAACACTTTGATAAAATTTATGCAATTATTTTTTTTGATCTTTTCAAACGCCCTCAAAAAATGGCTCTTTTTGATTGGTTAAGTGTTGACACTTTGCACCCCTCACAACCT